CGTGTACTCGAAAACCAGTACTCATCACAAGACTTCCACCTACTGTGGATTTTACAAACTTCAAGTTGTTTTGACTTCTTGAAGACTCGCCCGGCCGCACCGGAAATCGGAGTTTTACTCTTAAACACATTGCGCTACATCCCACGTATATGTATTAAAGGGTCTTCAGCACCTATACAGGTGCTGGAATTGTATTTGCATAGTCCAAAGTTGGACAGCACAAGAAAAACAGACATGTAAAATCTGGACCTGCGCTCTGAGCAACATGAATCGTCAAATTGTTATTCGATGAACTAGCTGCTCCTTTCAGTAGCAAACGGATTTCACTTCCTTCAGACTCGGTATCATCCAAGCCATTGTACTGTGTATTCGCATTTGGATCCACAATACTGAAGTTGTAACGTTTGAAATCAGGAACGTTATACGAAAGGCTGCCATTTGTTTGTGTACTCGTGATAGCCATACCACTCAGTCCGTCAAACGCACCATACTTTACATTTAAGTACCAGAGTTTCGTAGAGAGTGTCTCTCCACTAGTTCCGGTGTATAATGTGTTGATATAGCCATTCTCGAACACTGCTTCAGTAATTCGCGATACCCGTGTGTCCTGCACAGTAACACTACCATCAGTTGATGGTGTGACTACCATGTTGACTCCACCACGATACCCGACGAACATACTCGAAACATATGTCAGAGGATGCATTGGAGCAAAGTTGTAAGCAGAAGATCCGCTCGCAGCTATAATTCGATTTGCACTTGGCGCCCAGCCAACGTTAGGAACGTAGCCAGGACTGGGTGGCAACAAACGAAACACTAAACGTGCAACGGTTGTTCCGCCAGACACACTCGTGAAATGTGAGGGATATGTTACCCTCGTAGTGGCACGGTGCATCAAATTCCGGAGAGAACATATTGTCTCACCGTAGTTCATACCATAACGATCATCATTTGGTACAGCACTCTTGCCCAAAACGGCTCGAGTAGCTGACATCTCTACATGATCTGCAGACTGAACTGCCCATAAAGATGGGACTTGGTTTGAACTTGTTGAAGGTCCAATAAATGCGCGTGGATTAGCGAACTCAAAATCGTCCGCTGCACGCACAAAAGCCATCACGTCGACTGTTCCTGAGGCAGGAG